GTCTTTTCCATTATATTTATTTAGCAAATCTCGGAAGCTGTCTACACGGTCTGAGCCTACAACCATGATGACATCGTCATACTTCTTTTCTAATTCTTGTAGAACCTGTATGACTGTCTTTGCTTTACTGCGTACTGCTATTTTACCAAAAGCTTTCTGCACAAATTTGATTTTATCAAGGTACAATAGTGGATTTTTCTTTGCATCTTGACTGTGACTCAAATAGATAAACGGTTGCCCACCTTCTTGGCGAGCAACCGTTCTTACTTTATTAACTAGCTTTTCGTGTCCAACCGTCGGCGGATTCATTCTACCGAAGGTAAAGACTGCTAACATTATTAGTCAGTATGACCGACTGCAGTTTCTACATATGCAGAATCAAGCAAATCAGAGTCAAAGCCTTTAGTCATGTTGTCTGTGTCTGAATCATATCTTACTGTTACTCGAAGATCTGAGTCAGTTGCAAGTTTACCGAGTGGCAATGCGTCTAGTACTTCAAAAGTACCATCGGCGTTTTTATAACCAAAACCGCCTTTAGAAGCATATACTTGAGCGTTGTCACTATCCAGATTTTTAAGATCACTGGCCAAGTAATCACTATCTGAGAATGTACCGCCCACACCAGTTTGTGTAACTCGTGGTTTTACGTATGGCATTTGGAGTCTCCTTCTTATATTGTCGACAAACTATTTATTATTGGAGTGTTCTAACTTCAAAATCTGAAGCTGATTCGAGAAGTAGTTTCAACTGATTCTTCATCAGATAATTCATCCAAGACATCATATTACCTTTAGGACCTTTATCATATTCAGACATGATAGCATCTTTAAGACGGTCTGGAGTACGTGTAAGATCGATCATTGTAGTATTTCGAGCAAGTCTGCCTGCAGTACTTGCACCAAGAGAATGTGGATCTTCTTTTAAAGCAGCAATCTTTTTCTTGCTTAGCGGTGTTTGGCGTGTACCTTCTGTAATTAATACATCATCATCGGACAAACAGTTAGGTACACCATCGCCAGTGTCACCACGGCAGCATTTTTCATGTAATTCTTCTAATGGATTTTCAGATATTACATACTTTTTTTGTAGATTAGACCATTGCTTGACATTTGGATATCGCTGCAATTGTTTAAAGTCACCATCAGGAGATACAATAAGGATAGGCTCAGGGTTGTTTTGCTTTTCTACAATAGTACCAATAGCATCATCAGCTTCACATTCATCTACCCATACACAACGAAATGGTGATAGTTCACGAATATCATCTCGTACCTGATTCATCATGGTAAAGATAGCATTCCAATCATGGATGCTATTATCACGATTCTTTCTGCGATTAGCTTTGTATTGAGGGAATACTTGCTTACGCCAATTATTTCCAGCATCCATGCAAATGACCATTTCACCATAATCATCTCGATATTCTTCATTGTACCGACGAATGATGTTAATCATAATATGTCTGATCATATCAGTGTTTTCCTCAAACTTATCGATTTGAGGCATGATAGATGACATTGCAATGCTGGAAAAATCTAATAGAATCATACTAACTCGCTTGTATATTGATCTGTGTAACCGTGTTTACTATTAGGTATATACTTGCGGACATAGGTTTTTTTAAACAAAAGGTCACCTTCCCATACATATTCATGATGTTCTTGTCTGCAATATTTCTTATGTTGGTCCTTATCAAAAGGTCCGAATAATTTATCGTGTGTCATATTAACTCCAGTTTATATCCATTATGCTTGATGTTTGTGTTTCGGGTTGTACTTCAGCGTTATTCAATGCTTCAATATGTGTAGGCTGTTCTTCGAGATCTGTAACACGCATTTTAGTATAGTCTACATTAAGCAGCCAATTTCTACGATCAGCTGGGTCACCATACCGGTTCTTAAGTTGGCTGAATCTGATTACACCTTCATCTCTAAGTCTATCAGTTGTAGTCATAGCAAAGAAGTAATCTGCAGTCATTGGAAGACCAAATGATTCTGATACTTGAGTCATACCAACATCAGTGTCTTCCATACCGGAACGATTTGTTTGTGTGGCGGTAAGAACAGGTGCACCAAATTCCATAGCAAGAGCACGTAGTTCTTCTGCAATGCATTTGATTTTCTCATATGAGTTGGCATTCTTAGATGCTGTCATAGATTTACAGATGTTGAGATAATCAATACAAACAAGGTCAGGTATGAAGTTACGCTTCATTTCAAGTTCTTTTAGAAGAGCACGGAAGTGAGCAGCACCAGCGGTACCAGTTGGATATTCTTTTACGACAAGCTTGCCTTGAGTTTTAGTACGTAAATTAGCAAATCGTTTTAAGAATGAGTCTTTACCAATTTGGTCAAGCTCTTCGCCTGTAAGATTGAGTACATTCTGGTCAATACGTTGAGCAATCTTTTCTTCAGCCATTTCCATGGTAATGTATAGAACATTCTGACCGCGTTCAAGAAGGCTGGATGTGATTGAACACATAAACAAAGATTTACCTACACCAGTACCGGCCATAAGAACACCAAGTGTTTTCTTTGGAATACCACCACGTAAGATGTAGTCAAAGTGTTCAAGACCAGTTTCAAGTTTTTCTTCTTTGCGATTATAGAATTCCCAACGATCTTCAACATCTTCAACATAGTCGTGACCTACAGACT